TTACCATTACAGGTGGCGAGGGAGCAGCGGCTACCGTAGAAATTTCTAAGGATTACGAAGAGGACTCTAAGTTTTCCAAGACATTTAACCTAACCAGTGATGCAGTTAAGTTTTTATATGGCGCTGCAAACTCACTATACGGATCAGCTAAATATGCTCCCGCTGCTAGTCCTAGAGAATATAGAGTATCTCTTGCCAGAGCAGGTAAAACAATTAGACTTAAGATGACGTTTGACGTAACTGGTCATTACTCAAGCTTGATTAACACAACACTTCTTACCAAACAAGGTAAAGTTAGATAATTTAATAGAGGAAAAAAACATGTCACTTTTTGACACTATAGGCTCAGTTTTATCCGCAACAAATCCTGCCTCTAATTTGATAGGTGCGGGACTAAGCTTCTTTGGTCAACGAGAGCAAGCTTCAGCCGCACGGGACGCCGCTCAGGCTCAAGCACAGGCAGCTAGAGATGCGGCAGCGGCTGCAACAGATACTGCTACGCCCTACACTGTAGCATCCCTTGGTGGTATAGCGGAGTTTGATCCAGATAAACAAGCTGCATTGCTTACGCTTTCTCCAGAGCTTACGGATATCTACCAAGGTGGTCTTAGCCGTAGCGGTTTGTTCGGTACTCAGGCTGCTCAGTATGCTTTTATGGACCCCTTTGCAGCAGGAGAACAGTTTTATCAGCAAATGCAGCCTTTCTTTGAAGAGGAAGAGGGCAAGGCCAGAACTGACCTAGAAACACGTCTGCTTGCACAGGGACGCCTTGGTAGCACTGGTGGTGCTGAACAACAGAGGGCGCTTGAAGAAGCTATTCAGAAGTCCAGAGCGCAGCGTAGGACCACTGGGTTTACTCAAGCACAGTCTTTGATTGACACTCTTCTCGGTAGAGAACGTGGCGACATTGCTAAGTCTGTTGGTCTTCTTGATATTCCGCTTCAACAGGCTAATGTTGGACGTGGTGTTGGTGGTACTGTTGGTAGTGTTGCAGCGGCTGGTCTTCAGTCTCAGGCAGCATCTCAGCGTCTTCTTGCTCAAACTCAAGCACTAGACCCCGGTTTGTTTGGTACTCTAGCGTCTGGATTAGGTAGTACAATACGAACAAACTCTTTGATTAATCAGTTAAAAAGATAGGAAACGTAATGGCTACTGAACTTCCTCCTTTTCTGATTAATTATCTTTTAAATCGAGGTCTATTTTCCGATAGATTTTCTGCACAAGAGGATACTCAAGAAACTTCTAAAGAAGAAAAAGAAGAACAAGAACTTACTTTTGAAAAAGTTCTTCAAGAGATTTTAGACGGTGGTCCTGACCCGGTAGATACTACTTCAGCTACTTCAGCTACTTCAGTTTCTTCAGCACCACCTTCTTCAGCGACACCCTCAACTGGTGGTCTATTCAGTGGCGTACAGCAAGCTATAGATGATATTTTTTCTTTTGATCTGGATAAAGCTGCGGTAGATGCAGTTGAAAAAGCAACTGGACTTGATTTAAGTTTTAAAGGATTGTTTGGTATAGAAACCCCTTCGTTTATTGATGCCTATAATAGAGCGCGTCCAAGTAACGTAACTGATGCTATCATGAGAAGCCCTAATCAACCTATAGGAACAAAGATCGCCGCTGGGCTGCACCGGGGTTTAATGGCCCTTGCTCCAATTAGTGTTACGACTATTGGAACAGCACTGAACGCCTTAACGGGAGCTAGTGATCCTTATGATCCTGCTAAAGATATTGCAATAAACTATGATCCTATAGCCAATGTAACTACAATTTCATCCAAAGAACCTGTTGATTATGACCTCGAGTTAGGCCCGGAACCTAATGTAGATAGACATCAACTTGGTATGGCTTTTGACATTGCAGATATAATGGCTGCGGAACAAGCTGGAAAAATTTCAGGCATGACTATGGACTATGGTAAAGCTTACTCTGCGTGGGATTGGGCAGACCCCGGATTTAATATGGCAGGGGTAGTTGGTTCTTTAGACCCCGTGTCACAATTAACAACTGCTGCTGGTAAGACTTTAGGTTTTGATTTTGGTGGCTTTGGCGCTCCCGGTGCATTCTCAGCAGCGCCTGACTTTACAAGTCCCTTTGGATTTGCCCCCGGTTACCACAGTCCTGAGTTTGATCCTTCAAATTTAGGAGCGCCTGGCATCGATAACCCATCTTATAATCCTGATACAGGTGCTCTTGACTTTGGTTTTGATTCAGGTCTTCAAGGTGGCCGTAGCGCAGGAAAGGGCGGTCCTGACTTAGACTTTAGCGATGTAGGTGATGTTGATAGTATTTCTTACGATGATTCCGATTTTGACGATTTCTAATTAAAATTTAACGAGGAAAAAGAAATGGCAAATGGTTTGTTTAATACGCAGAACAATGCTGCACGGGTAATGCTACAGATGGAGGCTGAAAGGGCCAAGCGTATTAGGGATGCTGGTGCTGGTATGGACCCCATTGTTGCTTCTATGGCACGGGCGCAGCAAGGTATGCGTGAGAGTGTGGGTGACCTAACGAGAAGTGGCATGGGACTCTTTGGTAAGCCAGCCGCTGAAGACCCTCGTCTAACTATGGCTAAAAAGGTTGACGCAGATCGTACTGAAATACTTGCAAAAATTAGAGACTATGCCAGTGACGGAACTATTAATGAAAACGAAATGCGTGAGGGTTTTGCTCTTCTGGCTAAAAAAGGTTATATGAAAGAAGCTAAAGAATTTCTTACTATGGCTCAGTCCATGAAGAAAGAAAAAATAGATGAGATGAAGGCACTAGCTGATAGATACACTGCTAAAGCAAGTCTTCTTAAGGCACAAGGATTTGACGTAAAACCCGCAGACATGAAAAGAATAGAAGAGCAGATAGAAAAAGCAATGGGTTTCCAAGGCATGTTTACCTACAATGCTGATGGAAAAATTATATCATTAAAAACTGGAAGCTCAAGACTAGCTGATCCAGAACTTTTTAATACAGCTAATGACTATTTAACTAAAGCTACAAACATTTTCGTAGACGTTAGTAAAAAAGAAGGTACTGGTGCTGGCTACAAAGCTATGAGAAAATGGATTACAAAAAATATTAAATCTTACGGTAAAGAAGGAAGCGGCACAGGCTCTGGCCCCGGCTCTGATAATGACCCGTTAAATCTTCGGGTTAATAAGAAGGGTAAAACTTAAAATATGAATATCCAAGACATTAGAAAACAATATCCTCAATATGATGATATTTCTGATGAACAACTTCTAGAAGGAATTAGAAAAAAACATTATAGTGACTTAGATAAGGATGTTTTTTATTCTAAGATAAATAGAGTTACTCCAGAAACACCTGTTTCTGAAGACACTCCAGCTACGCCTGAAGCTTCAGAAGATCAGGAACTTAGAACACAAGACCCCTTCAAGAAAGAAATGGAGCTTCTTTCAAGCATAGCTGACAAGGCTAAAACTTCTGATCCAATGTCAATGATTGGAAATGCTCAGGTTGAAATTGGAAAAGCACAGCAAGGGGCTGGTAAAATTTGGGCAAAGGCTTTTGAAAAAATGGGACTTGCTATTCCAGAAACTTTGCTAAACATTACAAAAGTATTAGCCCCAGAAACTGCGGAAAGGATAGAACAATCTGAAACTGGACAGGCTGTCTCTACCTTTATAAACAAACTTAATCCTGTTTCTAAAGAAGAAGACTTAGCTGCTACCCTCATAACCTACTTGGGTCTTGTTGGTATTGGAAAAAAAGTAAGTCAAGACACTTTAGAACTTCTTGTGAACAGATTTGGCGCTCCTAAGGCAAAGAAAATTGCCATTGAAATGAACAAGCAGATGGGAGGTAAAGCCAAAGAGTTTCAGTCAAGAAGGCAACGTGTTCTTATAGGAACAGGAACTGCTACGGGAACTGCTGCTACCTCTATTGCCGCAGATGTTGCTCTTCGCCCTGAAGACTTGATTCTATCCGCTGAACTGGTTGATAACTTTCCAGAAACTTTTGATTACATTGCCAGAGAAATTCCTTTTGGTGATAGCTTTGTAAAGCTTGCCAATGACCTTCGCATTGCAGATACTGACAGTGAAAGAACTAAAGTTCTGAAACAGTACGGAGACGCGGCTCTTCTTGAGCTTCCTCTGAATGCTGTAGTACAGTCAATTTTCACAGTTGCTAAGTATGGTCCTAAGGCAACCATGAAGGCTGCTAAGACAGGGGCCAAAACTAAACTAGGAAAGCGTATAGCCTCTGGTCTACGTCCTGTAACGGAGACAGTTGCAAACATCAATACGAGAACTGGTAGAATCCTTACTTCAAGGGCAGCATTGCCGAGAATCGGTGACGATGATGAGATGATGCAAGCTGCTCTGAGTTTTCAGAACAGTCGTAAGTATTTTGAAACTCAGGTAACCTTCCGTCTTAAAGAACTTCAGAGAGCGCAGAAGAGATACGGAGTTTCTGATGATGCTTTTAAAGCCTACTTTAATACAGGAAAGGGTGACATAAACCCTAACGTAAAAGAACTGGTGGATGATTTTAAGGTATTGATAAATCAGAATGAGGCTGAGATTGCAAAGCTTCTTGGGTACAAGGATGGAAACTTTGCAGTTCGTTCCGATGGTCAGGACTTCTATGTAACACGTCAGTATTCTTCTGCTCTGAGTCCTAAAGACAACAAGAGAATGAAAGAGGCAATCCTTGCTTATGAGAATAAAAAGACTATTTCAGACGCCTCTCTTGAAAACAGGATCAATGGTGTTATAAAACTAATAGACCCAGAGGATGAGCTTTCAAGAAGCCAGAGAGCCAACGTCATGTACAACATCATTGAAAACATGAGGGGTACTGAGGGTAGCTGGCATCGTAGCTTGTTTGATGGTGTAAGCGATAGACATGCTAGGTCTGTTGCAGAGGCAAACGCCAAAAGCTTGTTGGCAAGAAAGGACTTACCTGAAGAATTTAGAGCTTTTCTGGGTGAGGTTAAAGACCCCTACAAAAATATTCAATCGACCGTATTGGCTCAAGGTCAGGTGCTGGCTCAGCTTAGGTACTACAAAGATATCCAGAGGATAGCCTCTCAGACAAAAGGAAAAGAGTTTGAGCTTCCCGGTCTTGTTCCCTTCCTTCCGTCTCGTAAGGAAACTTTTAAGGAAGGTGCCGGTGCTGGAGATACAAAACTAAGTGAACTCATGCGAGATGCTATGGGTAAGTTTGGAGGTGTCAATAACAAAAGAATTCTTGAAGACCCCGCAGTTAGTGAATACTTTGCACGGATGATTTCAAGAGGTCTTGATGTCTACGATTTTAGTAACTCACATTGGGTATGGAAAGGCATAGCTAAAGCATCCTCTCTTGGTCAGGCTCTCCAGACTACTCTAGATGCTCCTGCTTACCTGTTGAATACCTCAGGTATGCTTCAGATGATGGTAGCTAACGGTCATGGATTTAATCCTAAAAACTATGTGAGGGCTATATCAGAGATAAACACCTTAGCTCAACAGGTTATAAAGAAAGACCCTAGAGCTATGGAAACACTTTCCTTTCTTAAGGGCGCTGGAGTTATTGACCAAGATGTAACCGGCGAAATGATTGCTCAAAATGCACGTATCTTTGGAGACAAGCAAGGGAACATAGGAAGCAGGGCTGTTTCTAAAACAATGGAAAAGTTTGGTAGGCTTTATGGACAACCAGACTTGTACGGAAAGCTTGTTGCTTTTCAGTCTGAAGTAGCCGCACAGAGAGCGATGTTCCCCAACCTATCTGCAAAACAGATAAACGAGAGAGCGGCAACCATTGTCAGAGATACCATGCCAACTTACGGTTCTGCTCCTGCTGCCTTTAGAGCATTTTCTAGATTTCCTCTTGCTGGTAACTACATTCTGTTTCCTGTAGAACTCGTGAGAACTACAAAGAACGTAGCAAAGTATGGCGTTCGTGATCTTCAAGAGGGATTGAAAACAGGTAACATGCGTCAGGCAGCTACAGGACTACGAAGGCTTGCTGGTCTGTCCGCTGTTGCTATCGGCATGGATCAACTGTTTACTCAGTCTAGAAACACCTACGGCATAACAGATGAACATCGTAAGGTTATGGCTACTCTAAGACCTGATTGGTCTGCTGGATCAGAAGATGTTTTTATGGAGCCTATTCATATAGATGAATTAGGTGCTGAAGCTATTACTCCTGAAACTGTTAAATCACAGTTTCCTGAAGATGATTGGCCTGATATAAAAGAGAGGCTTGGGTATAAAGGAAACTACAAACAGTTTATAGCCCAGCGTGTTAAAGAACAGAAAGAAAATTACAAACCTTTCATCAGAACAAGGACTCTCAACTCTGCCGCTTTTAACACCTTTGACCAGATAGTCCGTCCCATAAAGCTTCTTACTGGACGTATCTTTGGAGGTGAAACGCTTTCAGAAAAGGAACTGGAAGACCCTCTAGGAAGAGCCCTAGACGTAGCTTTCGGACAGTTCGTTTCTCCTAAGATTGCTGTACAGGCAGGAATGAATGTTCTTACCGGAGTAGACAATAGAACTGGTAAGCCTGTCTATGAAAACTATGCAGGTATAACTACTAAAGAAAAGATTGAAAATGGTTTAGAAACTCTCTTTAAACCTTTTGCTGCTGGTGGAAGTTATAAAATTTATGACGACTATGTAAAAACTCAAACAGCGGAAGAACTTCTGGGCTTGGGAAGGGCTGAGAGAGCCAACGGAAGACCCATGAATATGAAGGATTTAATTTTCTGGGGTTCTACCGGTAGCCGTCCTCAGACAAGAAATGTTACTTTGGAAATGGGATACAGTTTATACAAAGATATGCTTCCATTGACTGCTTCTAAACAGCGTCTTCAGAATGAGATAAGACAACTGGAGCCTCAGTTGTTGACTGAAGAAAAGATGAATGAGTTTGCAGAGCTATACAGAGACAGTCAGGAACGCAGTAGACAGGCAATGAGAAAACTCAGTAGAAAAGTAGAGAACTTTGCCAGCATGCCTGTTCAAGTTATAAGAAGGCGTAATGGAAAGAAGGTAGTGGATCAGGAAAGGGTAGGTATCCCTCGTGTTCTTGAGGCTGCTACCAGATCATTTACAGCCAATGCTAATCCTAGACTGATAGAAAGTCTCCAAGCTTCTCTTAATCAACTAGATGAGACGGTGAAAAACCAGAAAGACAGGTTTGATATTCGTTACGTTCCTGATGATGTCTTTACGGATTCATTTATAGACGAACTTTTGAGAAAAAGATTTACTATGGATCAGATAGCTGATTTAGGTGAGAGAATAGGAGCTATAAGAATTGAACAGGCGGAAAGACCTTTGTATCAAGACCCGCCTGAGGAGGCTAAGTGATGGCTGACGAAAGAAACATGTTCGAGCGACGTTTCTCTCAGTTTATGGAGGGGCTTAACAAGTACGGTAGGTATACTCCAGAAGGTTTGAACCCCAACGCAAACCAACTAAGAGCAACCTTAAGAACTACTGGGGCTGGCGCTGGGTTGTTTGGAGACATCCTTGCGTACCTTCCTGAACAAGCTATCAAAGCTATAACACCAGATAGCGTTAAGGAGGCTGCAAAAGAGGGTATTGATTATCTTATTAATGATACATCTATCGGCAGAGGAATAGTTGAGCTTGCCAAGGAAAATCCAGAGGAAGCTAAAGATGTTCTCAATGCAGTTGAAATAACAGGAGCTATTCCTATACTAGGTATGTTTGGTAAAGGAGGGGCTGAAGCTACTCGAAGGGTACTGTCGGGCGGAACTGCTAGACAAAGAGTAAAGCAGGGTCTGGGTGGAGCCTTAACTGGTTCTAGTTTTCCTATCATGAACGCTAGAAACATGAACACGTTAGTACGGGGCGGTATGTTTGGAGATATAGTTGATCTGTCAAAAGCTTTAGCTGGAAGCGACGCAGCTAAAAGAACTGTTGGAGAGATTGTTAGAAGAGAAGGCAGAGGACCAGACACGGGTATTCCTTTTTATGGTCCCTTTAAAGTAGCGGGGGGACTAGGAGAGATGGCAACCGCTCTTCCGTACACTTTTGCAAACATGCTAAAGCCAAAAGAGGTGGCAAAAACCAGAGCAACTGGAATAGCTACCGGTGCTAGAAGAGAAATAGAGACTGCTTCAAATCCCAGAGGTTCTTTAGTAATGCAAATTCAAATGCGTAAACAAGCGGGACAGGCTGAACCTCCCTTGATGAAATCAGACTCACCTCTCATGTTACACTCAAGATTAATTGACGAAGTTGACTTGTTTGATCCTAAGAATGATAAGGTAATCAGGGACACTATGTTTAAAGATGTTCCTGATTCAATAGCAACTCGACATCTTGACCACATTAAAGTGGTTCATGGACAAGACCCCAATGTTCCTACCAGCTTTGCTGTTAAACCTCCTAAGTCAGATAGCGTAGGAAGAGAATCCTTAGGGTTAAACAAAACTGGACACTTCCTGATGCGTGAGTTAAACATGGGTGATCTTGTAAAAGAGACTGCTAAAATCTACGGCGTTGATAAACTCAGTCCAAAACAACTGGTAGATTTAAATCAGATAGCTATGGGAATAACTGATGATGTAGCTAAAAGAATGGCTAAAGGAGAGGGGCCTGTAGAGTTGCTGGACGGGGTTGGCGAAGTGCCTATGATGGTTCCTACAAAGTTAAATCAAACTTTAAAGGTTAAAGATTTAAAACCTAGAAATGCAGTGAAGTTTGTTGTTAAAGCAAGAGCTAAACAAGAGGCAGGTAAACCTTTAAATAGATTTGAAAAAGCTTACCTAGAGGCTTGGGAAAATCAAGGAAGTCCCGTTGGAACTATTAAAGATGGTAATGGAAATGTAATTTCTAATTCAAATTATAACAAAATTCCTGATAAGGTAGACGGAGATACCATAACCTATTCGGGAAGCTATCTTTCGTCAAACAAAGAACTCGGTGGTGTAAACTTTGTCTCTACCATAGATTTGAATACGAATAAAAACTACGTGACAACAAGCGATGCTTCGGATTTATTCGGGTTAGGTGGTGGGCCTAAAGGCGCTCCTAATCTTATTATCGGAGTACCTACGCAGGTTATTGATCTGTACTCTACTAAGACTGTTAAAACTAAATCCGGTAAAGAAGTTTTCCAACGTCAGGAAAACTGGAGAACTCAACAGGATAGGCCAGACGTAGACAAGAAGATGAAAGAAGGTGCGGTTAAGTTGGAGAAAACAACAGGTATAAAAAGACAACCCGGTGAAAGTCCTGTGAAATACCATCAAAGAGTACTAAACGAATATGATCCTAAAGTTACAAAAGAAGACATCCTATACTCTTTAGGTAAAGCAGCAAAGCTTTCAGCAATAACAACTCAAATAGATGCACCATTGACAAGGGAAGACATGTAATGGCTAAAAGTAAATCGGTCCCAAATGACCCAGCTAAATGGTCACAGGCAAAAGCCAAGGCTAAACGAAAGTTCAAGGTATATCCGTCTGCCTATGCAAACGCTTGGGCTGCCAAGGAATACAAGAGAATGGGTGGAACTTGGCGAGGTGCCGATAACCGTGTCAAGAGAAAGACAAAAGCGAAAAGGAGAGCGTGATGGCTAAAGGTGTAAAGCACTACTTCAGAGATGGAACGGAACACAAAGGCGGTATGCACAAGATGCCTAACGGTCAGCTACACTCAGGTAAAACTCACGGCAAGACCAGCAAACGTCTGTACCACTTCGGAGAACTATCGAAGACAGCTAAGATGAAGGCGAGGAAACGTGGCTAAAGGTGGTCTAGGCAAATGGTTTGGTGAGGAATGGACTGACGTTAAGACAGGGAAGCCTTGTGGGCGCAGCGGTAAGAACGACAAACGAGCTTACCCTGCCTGTAGACCTAAGTCCGTAGCCTCACGTATATCCAAGATGGAGGCTAAGAAAAAAACTGGCCCCGGCAGGGTAAACTGGTCTGTCACTGCGTCAGGTAAAAAGCGGAAGAAATCTTAGCCGCATTCTTTCTGGCCTGTCTCTGGGTCAATGAAGCAGGCTGCACCCTCATCAGTATCCTTCTCCTCGCTGACGTTAAGGATACCATAGCGTTTACCGGCTAGTCGGAAGGTGGTAACACCCTTTAGTTTACCCTTCCATCCCTTCAGGTATACATCCTTAAACTCATCAAACGTAACAGCATCACCGACATTGATGGTCTTTGAACAAGCACTGTCAATGAACGGTTGAACTGCGATCTGAATGTTAAGGTGATCGTCAGTCGTCAGGTCACTTGTCTGTTCTCCTTTCTTCTCAAACATATTCCACACGTAGTCCTTCATCTTCATCACAATCGGACCTTCAGGTAGCTGAACTGTGCGGTCGTACTCATAGGCAAACACAGGTTCAATACCACTGGATACGTTGTCGGCACAGAAGCTGATCGTACCTGTGGGTGCTATGGAAGTCAGGTGGCTATTGCGGATACCCTGCTTCCGTATCTTCTCCTGTAAGTCCTTAGGCAGACGGGAGATGAAACCACTAGCCATGTAACCCTCTTCCTCGTACAGAGGAAACGATCCCTTCTCTACTGCAAGATCAGAGCTTGCCTCATAGGCTGTGTAGGTCAGTGTCTTCATGATCTTCTTCGTCAACTGAATGGACTCAGGAGAGCCATAGGACATCCCTAGAAGCGTGAAGGTGTTTGCTAGGGCAGTGATACCCAAACCCATACGACGCTTATCCTGATGGTCCTTATGCTGTTCCTCAAGGGGATATTTGGTACGGTCTATAACATTATCCATAGCACGTACCACATGGGGAATATCAGCTTGCATTTTGTTGAAGTTAAACTTTCCATCCTCAACATATTTAACAAGGTTGAATGATCCAAGAAGACAGGCACCGTAAGGAGGAAGAGGCTGCTCACCACAGGGGTTGGTTGCTGCGATAGTCTCACAGTAGTTCAGAGGATTATCCTCGTTGACACGATCAATGAAGATCACACCCGGCTCTGCCCAATCCCAGTTGTTACGCATGATCTCGTCCCACAGCATACGAGCATCGATGGTACGGTGCTTCTCACCTTTGTACTGGAGATCAAAGCTACCACCTTTCTCCACTGCCCTCATGAACTCATCGGTAACAGCCACGCTGACATTGAAGTTGGTCAGGTCTTTGTCGTTCTTCTTAGCACGGATAAACTCTTCAATGTCTGGATGATCGACACGAAGCATACCCATCATGGCACCACGACGGTGACCCGCTGATACTATCGTCCTGCATACCGCATCAAAGATGTGCATAAATGATACAGGACCACTGGCAGAACTATCAAGAGATACAATGCGAGAACCGCGAGGGCGAATAAGAGAGAAATCGTAGCCAATCCCACCTCCGCGCCGCATTGTCTCAGCCGCTTCAGAAGCTCGCTGCATGATAGAGTCCATAGAGTCTTCAATTGTTCCACTGACGAAACAGTTAAGCGCCGTAACATCCCTCGGACTTCCCATAGCAGATTGGACTCTGCCAGCAGCGAGGAACCGCATGTCCATAGTGATCTCTTTATACGCTCTACGATGTTCTTCATCATCCGACATTACTCCTGCTTGTCTGTTAATTGCTTCTTCAAAGCTTTCATTTTGAAGACGATACTTCATAGCGTGAAGATCGTCACATGGTTTGACCAGCGGTCCTACTGAGTTTCTTCCGTACATATCTGGATTTCTCCTTTAGTTTTAATGGTGCGAAGTAAAAGTAATCTCTGAAAATTCTTCGCCTTGATCCAAGTGTGATTTGAAATCTTCAAGAGCTTCCATAATAAAATAAGTAACTGTTCTATGGTTTATTGCTGCCATCTCTTCTATAAAGCACAGAACATCAGGGTCTAGTCCTTCGTCTACCAAAGCCTTGAAGTAAGCTTCTTCTATATACTCTTCCATTACTTCTCTCCAATCTGGGACATCTCTCCCGCAAGTGCGCTGTATCCGCATATGTCTACAAAGCTATCGTCTGTGTAGGAATGCTGAACTCTCGCAATCTTAACCAGCATCATCATAACAGCTACGTCAGTTGGTGTAAAGTTTACCTCGTTATCAAAATAGTTGGACCAATAATCTGAAATCCTTTTGTGGTTCAACCAAGCATCACCGTAGTCCTTCTTACGATCTCCGTTGATAAGCTCCTTGGCTTGCTCCAGTATCTCGTCACGTTTCATCATTCACTCCTTCTCAAAGCTGTCCAACTATTAGGATACAACTTTTCACAGTGTTTGTCAATACCCTTGGCTATCTCTCTCGTCTCCTCCTGACTGTCCTCGGCCATCCTCAGATTACAGACACGAGAGAAAGCGTAAAGAGAACCTGTCCAGAACCACTGCGTATAAGCTGCCTGTGGTAGTACCATCCTAGCTTGCTCAGGACACACACCCTTTTCGAGAAGATAGTCATAGGTCCACAAAGCTCTATCAACAGACGATTGGTAAGGGTCCGTCATTAGATTTTTAGGGTTGATGTCTATGATCTCATTGGACGATCCCTGCTTCTTGTCCTCTGAGTATTTCCGCCACACCTCTGGAAAGAAAAACTCAGGAGTAGTATCGACATATCTACGGGATATCTCATTCCAAGCTAGGCCCACCTGATGCTTACCCAGTTGTCTGGCTACGAAGATGGGAGCCTTGATTCTAAACTGTAGCTGGGGGTGGCTGAAGGGGGACCAGTGTTTGTGCTTGGCGAGGTAACCTATAAGATCAACATCCTTAGGCTTCATGTATTTTTTTACGACACCATCGTCATTCCAAAAGTTCCACTCGGAACCTTTATCAAATGAAACTCTGGCAGCATTTACGACAGTGAGATCAGAACCCATATTGTCTATCAGTTCAACATTCATTCGTCGTACTCCCTATTATACAACATAACGTCGTCAAAGTCAAGGTCATAAATTTCTCTTAGAACATCGATACGATCCTCAAGGACATCTGAGAACCTCTCTAGAATATCCTGACTAGACAACCCCAGCAACTCGCACAACAGAGGAGGATCAGTTACCTCTGATAGTCTCTCAATAAACTCTTTAATTGGTAAAGGCATCTGTAATATCCTCCAAGGTATACCACTTGAACTTCTCCTTCTCACACCACTCAGCCATCGTCATCTTGCTACCCT